AGCCCGATGTTATGTATTCTGTATAAGTACCATTTAATGTTCTTAAAACACCTTGTGTACCACTTAATTGAACTCTTAATCCCCCTTGTGTTAAATTGGATATAGTATAGGTTACTAAATACTGTTTGCTATCTTGAATTACACTTCCTTGAAAAAATGAACCATCGCTTGTTCCATCACAATTAGCAGTACCACCACTTATAGTCCAATTAGGATTCTTTGCCCAATCACTATCAGTTGCAAAATCTCCATTAGTAACTAACTCCGAACTCTCTTGGCTAAAAGAACCATTAGTAACCTCCTCTGAACCTATTTGAGAGAAATCTCCGTTCTGTACTAAATTACTTGATAGTATTTGTACATCCTCAACAAGACCTTGAGCATTAACTCTTGTGGCACTTGAATTTCTTGTAAAATCGAAATCCCAATAAGGTGCTTCACTCGGTTTTGCAGCTAAAACCTTTCCATCATCGTAAGCGGTAGGTGTAAGGATTATCGAAGCTTTCTGTAATAGGTTTGACATATTATTGTATTTTTTCTAAAGCTGTTAATGTTGCAGTTGTACAGGTTTGATTCTCATAGTAGGTAGCACGAAGTCGCAACTTATTGAGTATAGCTGGTATAACGCTACTAAATAGCATCATCATTTTCCTACGTCTGCTCGTAAATCTAATCATTATATAGTAGCATCAAAATATCCGTCTAAAGCCGTCTTTAAAGCTGCGAAACTTGCGTAAGCAGTACCTGCCAAGTCCGTTAAGTCAGAATATAAGGTTTTATCTAATAAAGGTACTCCCGTTACTGTTTTTAGTATTAAAAAGTCTCCGTATTGTTGTCTCTGTATCTCTGAAAAAGCAGGATACCTAAACTCTATACCGTTATCTATTACTAATTCTTTTGTTACTGCGTCTTGATAAATTTTAAATGCCATTTTATTTTTATTTTATTTTGTTTTAGTTTTTAAAGACAAGCTGTGCTATCAAATAATATAAATCCAACTACAAGTCCATTTTCGTCTAATTGAATCCAATACCAATTAGGATGATCGCCAGGCTGATGACTATTATTATCCCAGTCACTTGGAGGAGTAGGAATACCTCCTGAAACAATATTTATTAAAGATGTATAGGAAGTACTTTGTCCCGTATCTGGATTTGTAAAAGGAATCTGTCCAGCCGAATCGCTATATACTTGAGTTCCTAATGTTATCCAAGAATCAGATGCAGCTTTATATAATGTCTGACCTTGCCAAGTCATATCTCCATTACTTCCTAAACCTACCGATGCTTGCATACCATAAAGAAACGTACAAGTAGAAAAACCATAAGTTGCTCCACCGTATGCGTACTCTGTTGCTACTTTTGTCGTTAGGTTTACAACAATATTTCCAGTATTATGAAATGTCCCATCAAAACTTGGAGTAAATCCGTTTAAATTAGCTAAATAATACGCCTGATTATCCTCTTTCCCATTCATTGTAATTTTATAACCGTTTAAACTTGCTTTATCCGAGCCAGTTTCTTGCGTTATTTGAGAATCTAAGCCATTATATAAGCCTAAAATCCTAATATTTCCTAATCTATCTATATAAATAGCTCTATAATACTGCTCTACAAGCTTATAAACCTCTTGTCCTGCATACATTTTAGGTATTTCAAACGATAAACTTTGATTCCAAGCAACATCTCCACCTACTATTTCAGTCGTTTCGTTGAATGTAGGATTTATTCCAACCCAATCAAATACAATAGACGAAGGAAAAGACGTAACCGTCTGATTATTTATCACTATTTGACTACGAGAATACTTAACATAAGGAAATAAATAAACCTTATCTATTCCTCCTTGTAAATCCTTACAAATTCTATTTATATCTTTAGTAATACTATTCATCTAAAGGAGTTTCATATAAAGTAGGTTCTTCTCTTCCAAAATACCATCCAGCCGTTAAGCTTATATCTTTACTTGCGTTTACTTCGTCTTGAGAAGTCTTATATTCCGCTAAAGGGTTCTTACATATCCATTTTTGAAAACGTTGTATATAAGTATCCGCTTTCGAAGAGTAAATAGTAGAAACTAAAGCCTTTTCGTCTTTATCCATTAGTTCGCTATCCTCTGGTAGATGTTTAAAAGCTCCTCCGTTAGTTATCATAAAACCCGATACCGTAACGTATTCCGATAACGCTTGATTCTTTGTAATTGGCTTAACGTACTCGTTAAATAGAGTTTCGTATAAACCAGTTAAAGTATTTGCTAATATATCAGCTACGATCTTGTCATATAAAACCGTTCCTAATAATGGTTCTATAACCGTTATCATAACGTTCTCTATATTCATTTGATACTTGTCTATATCGACATTACCTCCAATTATTGTAGTTTGTGTAAGTTCAGCTGGAGATATAAATAATAAAGTTGCCATTAGCTTCTGTTTTTGTTTGGAGTTAATGAAACGTTAGTATTGTTTGTAGGTACTTTGTAACCTCTTCGCCTTGCTTCGCTTGTACTTACCGTTTTAGCTGAAGGGTCAATATTTGGAGACAAAACAGCTTTACTTGGACTCTCTTTCTTTAGATATATTTCTCTTTGCCATTTATGTCTACAAGTTCCGTTAGGAAATTTAGCAGATATTTTACCTCCGCCTTTCCATAACCATATAGAATAAGGAGCTGAGCCTCCCTCTCCTTTACCAAAACCAGGATTAGTACTCGAATTTTCCATTCGTAAAATATCTTCCTTACGGTATAATTTGTTTGCGTTTACCATAGCTCTGCAAAATGCCCTTTGTGGGAATTTACTACCTACGTATCGATACCTAATCATAATTTTATCAGAGTCTTGTTCCGATTTAGCGTTAGGGAAAGCCTTACCTGTATTTGTAAAGTTAACCAAGCTTAAAACATCGTCATCCGTATCGTAGTCAACATCATTAAACGACATTAAACTCCAATTATTTTCGTTTAAATCCTCTCCTAAAGATATTAATTCATCAGCCATATCTTGACTTGCTCCGTCATCCGATAAACAAACGTGATTAGATAATCTTGTAGGCTCTTCTAAAGGCTCTTCTACTATCTCTGTAAGCGGTTTAAAGAATAAGTCTAAGCTAATACCGTAAGATAATAAAACTTCCTCTAAAGCATCTAAAATGAAGTCTTGTTTAGGCTTGATAACTCGCTTTAATAATTGTTGCTCTGCCATATCCATTTCCTCAGCTGTATTACTAAATCCGCTCGAAGAAACAATACCAACTAAAGATGGCGAAGTAGCTCTATGCGAAGTAAGTATCTTTTGAGTTGCCTCTTCCGATAGCCATTGCCATTGCTTATGAATATTGTCAGCTACTGGAAAAACCGTTACCGTTATAGGTTCTTGGTCTCTACCTGAGAAATTCAATATAAAAGTTCCCGAATTAGAGCTGCCTGTTAATTTTCTTCTTATATCCTTTTCTATTTTATCCTTTTGTTCTGGAGTTAAGCTCATTCCGTCGGGAATATTTATAACATATCCAGCCGATAAACCGTTTTTAATATAGCTAATATTTCCGTTTGCTATTTCCTCCTCCATTTCCATAAATGGCATTGCTCCGATGTAGTCAGGATCGCTAAAATATACTTTACCTACTTTGTAAGGTTTACCGCAGTAAATCTCTATTGCATCTTTTGAAGTTCCAAACGCTGGAAACTCTTGAGGTTTATTTTGTTGCCATTTTGCCCAGTTTCTTGAAAACCAGTAATGCTCTATTTCTCCGTCTTCGTTTTTAATACTCGGTACAATACTTTCTTTTGCTATATGCTCTATTGAAGATAAATCGCCACCTTTGGTTTTAATAACTTGCATAGAAAACTCTCCGAATATTTGAAAGTCAGATATTATTTTTCTTAGCTCTTTAGGTCTTAATATAGTTTGAAGTTTTGCCCAATCCATAACTCCTCTTGATCCGTTAGTAAATCCTAATCCTCTTCCGTAAATTAAATCAATATAAGAGTTGTTTATACTTGCGTTTGTTACCGAACCGTTATGTCTATCTATTATATATTGATAAAAAGAATTATTTCTACCATTTAAAACCCAATCCATAGAAGTATTCTCTACGACGTCTGGACGTACATAATTAGATAATTGTATTAATTTAATATCTGCCATTATGAATAAGTATATAAGCCGTTTGTTAATTTAAAATCTTGTGGCTCTTGTGATGTTGTTAATGTTTTACCTCTATAAACTACTTCCGTTCCTTCGGTAACCTTTAACTGATGTCTATCGTTTTCTAAGAAAGTAAAAGTAAAAGTAATATTAACCTTTCCGTTTGTTATTGTATAGGTATTAGAAGGCGATGTCGTAACGTTTGTGGCTTCATTATACAATTCAACTACTATATTAGTAGAAGGATAAAAACGAGGTACTACGTTCAATGTATG